TATGATATCGAAGATTTAAAGCGTGCGAAAGGACATGACATCATCCAGATCATGAACATCGGGCGAAATTTTACTTTCGAGTCGGCCGTGGAATCACAAGCAAACGACTCAGAAAATGCTATCGAGACTATGCCAGAGTCTACCACACCAGCAAAGTCGAACTCGAAAAGCAAGGCATAATCAAATTCCTGAATGACTATGCAGAAGCCGCCGAAGACCTGGAAAAAGAAGCCCAGGAAATAGAAAAGAAAAATAAATACGGCGGCAGACGCAGATAAATCATAATAAGGAGGCGATATAGCCATGTCAAAAAAAGAGCTCGAGGCGGTCATTAAAGTCGGCGGGGCGCTTGACGCATCCCTAAAGACAACAATGTCTCAGGCAAAAAGTTATATCAATGACCTCAACAAAACACAGAAAGCCTTCGCGCAAAACGCACAGTCACAATTTCAAGCGTTAGGAAAAAAACTGACATCTGTCGGTGACAACATGCAAGTGATTGGTAAGAAGTTCGCTCCTATTTCAGCAGCAGCTGCCGCAGGACTTGGATCATCAATCAAGATGGCTTCTGATTTCCAGGATGCAATGGCAAAAGTTAATACGATTGCCGGACTTTCAAGCGGCAAACTTTCAAAGTTATCTACAGACCTGCTAAAGGTTTCATCAGATACGGGTAAGAATGCAAGTGAAATCACGGAAGCAGCTTATCAGTCTTTATCAGCATCAGTGCCAACAGATAAAGTCGTGCAATTTACAAAGACTGCGGCTAATTTAGGAAAAACTGGCTTTGCTACAACAGCAGAAGCTGTCAATGTTTTAACGACAGAGATCAATGCCTACGGATTAAAGACAAGCGATGCTCAGAAGTTAAGTGACCAGCTAATACAGACGCAGAATCGTGGTAAAACTACTGTTCAGGAATTAGCGAATCAGATGGGAAATGTTATACCTACTGCTGCAGCACTTGGTGTAAACATTTCAAACTTGAACACCGGATATATTCAGCTTACAAAGCAAGGTATTAATACAGCTACAGCTACTACGCAAATGAGAGCTATGTTCAATGAGCTTTCAAAAAGCGGAACAAAAGTAGATGCAATATTAAGATCCAAAACAGGAAAAGGATTCTCTGACTTAATGAAATCGGGAAAATCGCTCGGTGACGTAATGCAACTCTTAGGAGATTCTGTCAACGGAGATACTAATAAATTCAAAGATTTGTGGTCTAACTCACGAGCAGGAGCTGGAGCATTAGCACTGCTAAACGCAGGATCTAAAGATTTTAACAAGCAGCTGAAAGATATGGAGAATTCAACTGGAAATGTTTCCAAGGCACTAGAAACTATGCAAACGCCTGGAGCAAAGGCACGAAAAGCCATCAATCAGCTGAAAAACTCAGCTATAGAATTCGGAACATCAGCCATGGATGCATTGGCACCAACGATAACCAAGGCAGCAAACCTGGTGGAAAAGCTAACTGCAAAATTCGATAAGTTGCCAAAAAGCACAAAACAGACAATCGCTAAGATTGCAGGACTTACCGCGGTGTTCTCACCAGCGATGATAATTGTTGGGAAATTTGCTTCTAGGATAGGGAAACTAATAGAGAAGTTCCCAGCTTTTGGAGGGAAGATCAAAGAAATAGGAACTATGCTCCAAGGATTCGGTGGAGGACTCAAAGGAATATTATCAGGACTCGCATCTCCGATCGGTATTGTAGTTATAGCCGTCGGCGTGCTTACTGCAGCATTCGTTCATTTATGGAAAACCAATGAACAATTCCGAAAAGCAATCGGCGGCATCTGGAGTCAGATCACGACAACAGTCGGTGGTTTTATCGGACAAGTTGGACAGCGCATCAATAGTGTTATTAAATTTTTCTCACAGTTTAAAGCACAAGCATCAGCTATCTGGAACGGATTCTGTAATTTATTAGCTCCGGTATTCGTCGCAGCATTTCAAGTGATTGCAGACACCGTAAAATCCATCACACAAGTGATCATAGGAGTCATGGATGTAATTGGTGGAATTTTTACCGGAGACTTCAGTGGAGTGGTCAATGGCTTAAAAGAAATATTCTCTGGGCTTTTAGAATTCGTCAAGTCGGTTTTCATGAATATCGGTCCACTTATTCTACAGGCATTGGCTGGTCTCGGAAATATTATTCTAAGTCTTGGTGGAATGCTGCTAAGCGCAATCGGTTCACTTCTCTCGATGGTTGGAAATGCAATTTTAACGTTTATTACAAACTTACCGCAGATGTTAATCAATGGATTATTTGCAATCATTAACTTTGTGATTCAAACGGTCGTTAATGGCGGCGTTCTTATTTTTAATACATTAAGTACAGCATTCACTGCAATCTTTGCTTTCTTTGCATCTTTGCCTGGAAAGATAATCACATTCATTACAAGCATCCCAGGAAGAATAAAAACAGTGTTCGCAACAGCCGGAACATGGGCAATGACAGCGGTGTCTAATTTAATTACTGGAGTAATTACATTCTTTTCTTCGCTGCCAGGAAAAATTATAAGTTTTATCTCTGGAATTCCTGAAAAGGTGAAATCAGTCTTTACAACGACTAAGTCAAATGCAACAAGCGCAGTCAAAGGCTTAATCTCTGGTATTATCTCATTCTTCGCTTCATTACCAGGAAAAATATGGGGAGTGATTAAGTCAATTCCAGGCAAAATAGCAAGTGCATTCAAAATCAAACTTCCGAAGATTAAGCTTCCACATTTTAGCGTAGGTTCAAAACAGGTCGGACCTGTCAAAGTTCCAACGTTAAGCGTCAAGTGGAACGCTGAAGGTGGGGTATTCAAAAAGCCAACAATCTTCAACACTCCAAACGCGGGAATGCAGGGAGTAGGAGAAGCAGGACCAGAAGCGATCATGCCACTCAATACTTTATGGAGCAAAATGAAGTCTATTGTTGGAAATGTTGTCACACAGGCAAGCAACGCAAGAGCGAAGGATTCGCTTAATCCATATTCAATCACAAATATCATGAATCGCGATGGCTATTCTTTAGGAGCAGCCGCAGGAGCGACAACAAACTCAAAGGTCGTTTCTTACGATTTTTCAGGATTGCAGTTCAAGCCTGAAATACATGTCAACGGCTCGACTGACAAAAAGACAATCATCGATGCTCTTCGTGAGTATGAAGACGAATTTATGGATATGCTCGAAGAATTCATCAAGCAAAAGGAGAGTGAAAAGTATGCGTAGGGTAGAAGGATATCTCGAACACATAACGACCGCAGGAGAAACCTGGGATTCAATCGCTCTTGAATATTTTGATGATGAAATGGCTATGAGCGATCTGATTCGTTTCAATCCAAAACTAGCAAGCACGCTCATCTTTGAAGAAGGTGAGCTAGTGCTTATCCCGATTTTTGATCCAGACGACGATGATGACAGAGACACACTGCCACCATGGAGGAATGGAGACAACGGCGACGATGATGAAGATGACAATGAAGGTCAGCCGTATGATTACGAATTGGGAGATTCAGATGAAGAAGAGGAAGGTGGCGAAATATGAGGATAACCATAAATGACTATCCGACAGGATTCGAATCCGCCATCGCTTCATGCGTTCATGAGACAAACGCAGAATCAAAAGCAGATACGCTCGTACTAAAAATAAAAAACCCGGACCATAAAGTGCAGAAACTGGCCATCAGGCAGAACGATATCATCAGAATAGAAAACGGGGCTGTGACGACTGGTGACATGTACATACATAAAGCAGTACCGGTTAATAACATATTTGAAATACGAGCTATGTCTATTCCGGTTTCAGGAACGATAAAAAAATCAATGTCATGGCAAAGTGTTCATTTGCTACAGATCCTAAAAGAAAAAGCAGATGCGCTAGGATTTGATTTGAAAACATACGGAATCCAAAATGAAGTTTATAAATTCATTTCACAGGAAGAAGAAAGCGATGTGGCTTTTATTTTAAAACTTTGTGAAAGAGAAGGATATGCAATGATCATCTTTGACAGAAAGATAATCGTGTACTCTGAACTTTATCAAGAATCGATTGAACCAAAAGGGACAATCGAACTCACAACAAAAGAGGATGTCCAGTATTATGATGAAAGCTATAACGGTTATTCATCATTTGAAATAAAAGCAGGAAACTATAGTGCTGTTTATACAGACAAAAACATCAGCACAGGAAATCAGGCATCCAAGATCGTAACTTATGTAGATTCAGATCAGGAAGCACTGAGATATGCAAAAGGATATCTCAGGAGCATAAACAAAGGCATCAGACATGGATATTTTACGACGTCGATAGATGGAAGATACGCAGCAGGAAGTGTATGCTTCCTGAATGCGTCTACTATCAACGAGCAGTTTAAAAAAGTATTTTTAACGAAAGTACGATATGACTACGTCGCTGAAAAAATGAAAGTTTTCTTTAGAGATGTATTTTTAGAGGGCTACTAAAATGGCACAGCTAGGAAAAGGACGTATCGTCCAGATAAAAAGCAGATTCGCAATCATTGAAGATTCGGAGACACAATCACTAAAGAAAGACATCAGAATCCCGCAAAGATTAGGAGAAGCAACAGCAATCGGAGACGATGTCGTATATACATATTTTAATGACACAACCGGAATCATTCTCGAAAACTTAACGCAGGAAGAAGGTGAGTAGATTGGCAGCAAAGAAGAAGAAAACCAAGAAAAAGAAAAAAACCTATAACAAGAAGCCGGCAAAGAAAAAGTCGGTAAAAAAGAAAAAAGTCAAAAAGACAAAAGTCAAAAAGAAGGTGACTGTCAAAAAAAAGGCAGCGCCAAAAAAGACCGGTTCCAGCCAATTGAAGCCGGAAGCTGCAGATACTTCACAGGCGAGATGGGGAGACATGAAATTTGATGTTTCACAAAACATCATCAACCCGATCACAGATCTAAAAATAGAAAAGTCAATCTCGATAGATGAAGAATCATCAAAGCTGGAATACTCACCGGCAAAGATCGATCTCGATACAACGCTCGTGGCAGAACTTGGGAACGATATCATATATCAGTATAAAAAATGGTGCTCTTTTTTAAAAAAATACAAATATTTATATGTTGGCGGAAAAAAGGTGTGGGATGTACCAGCAATCCTGCAGAGCGTCTCAGTCGATTCACAAGTCATCGATTCTAACGGCAGACTGCGAGTCGTAAAGCTTAGCCTATCATTTGAGGAATGGGATGCAAAGCAAAGAGAATCCGTTTACAAAAAATGGAAAGGCTCTCAGAACACAACTAGCTCTAAATCGTCATCAAAAAAGAAAACAATAAAAAAAGGATCGAAAGTCAAAATCACCGCCAAGACATACTATGGTGGAAAACCTAAGATTTCAGCAGCGGTAAGAAAAAAGACTTATAAAGTCAAAAAAATCAGCGGTAACAAAGTCTACCTTGTAGGTTTAAAAAAACCTGTATCAAAATCAAAGCTTTCTCTTGTTGGCACCACTTCAAAATCATCATCTGTAAAAGGAAGCGGGCTAGGATCAAGAATAGCAAAAGCTGCGCTAGGAAAAAGAGGCTGTAAATATGTGTGGGGAGCAACGGGCCCTAAAACATTTGATTGTTCTGGTCTTGTTTGGTGGGCGCACAAACAGTGCGGTGTTTCTTTTGGCAGGACAAACACCAAAGGCTTATCTAAGATGGGTAAAAACGTCGCTTTCTCTAAAATGCAACCAGGCGACATCTTACTCTTTTCAAATAACAAATCTTATAGCGGAATCCATCATACTGGAATTTATATCGGGAGCGGTAAAATGGTTCACGCGCCACACACCGGATCTGTAGTACAAACAGTAAAAATTACAAGCGGTTATTACAAAAAACAATTCTATAATGCACGCAGACTTTATTAAGGAGGACATGAAGATGAAAAAAACAGGTAATAGCGATCCAGAGACATGCTTCAATAATTTATTATCAATGACTGAATCTGAATGTCCACTTGATAGAATGCGAGGCATGGCTGCAGATCATATAGACGCGTCTGTGGATATAGAAACGATAGAAGATGATATCGCTGAAACAATCGGTGTATACGAGCCACGAATAAAAATAAATAACATTGAGTTTGAAATGGACGAAGAAGGAAATGCAGAACTCAGCATAGATATCGAAAAATCAAACTATGTAGAAGATGATGACGTGGACACGGAAGAAGCACAAGAAATGGATCTGGAAGATTCCGCGGATATCCCAACAACACAATCATAGGAGGTGGCATAGATGGATTTAGATCTAGAATTTATCGACACCAGCGCAGAGACAATTTATAACGACATCTTGGATGATGTGCAAAACGAGATCGGCGAAGAGCTCTACCCAGGAGATGAACGCGCCATCTTCACAAATGCAATGGCATACGTAATCGTAGCCGCGTTTAATTCTGTCAATGATGCCTGCAGACAGAAGATGCTAAGATACGCAGAAGATGATGTCCTGGATGCCATCGGCGAAGGCCGAGGTGTTACCAGAAAGCAATCTGAGCAGGCAAAAGTCATGCTCCAGTTTTCAATGGACATACCGGCAACATCGAATATTGTCATTCCAGAAGGCATACGAGCCACTGGAGATTATGAGCATTACTTCATAACAGATGAAGCTGCTGTGATTGAAGCGGGGCAAACATCTGTTCAAGTTTATGCGACTGCCGAAATTGGTGGATCCGACTATAACGGGATTGATCAAGGTGCAATCAATACGATCGTAGACATCTCACAAATTCCGATGATCAGTGCAGTAGTCAACACAACAGTCAGTGCAGGCGGAGCGGATATGGAAGAAGACGATACGTACCGCGAAAGAATCAGAGAAGCTGAAAATAGCTACTCGACCGCAGGAACAGCCAAGGCTTATAAATACTGGGCATTGACTGCAGACTCGACAGTCATCGACGCAATTGTCTCAAGAGAAGATAAATCCGTAAAAAAAATCATTCAGGTGTATGGCGGTCATTTGTTTATAGGTGGTGACGTTATCCATGAAGAAACACTAAAAATTTATAAGGCAGACGGAACAGAAGCAGTAAAGGATACAGACTATACATACGCGTATGAAGGAAGTCTGCTAGACATTACGCTGATTAACGGGATGGAAAGTCTAAGCAATGTGCAAGTTGAATACACATACACACTCCCAGGCCACATAAACATCATTCCTCTTGTAGAAGGTGGAGGAGTCCCAAGCGACGAAGTCATCCAGAAAGTCTATGATGTATGTGCAGGAGACGACGTGAAGCCACTAACGGACGTAGTGCATGTAATCAAACCGCAGGAAGCGGAATACACAATCGATATTGTTTACTACACAACAACAGCAGCCGCCTCAAAAGTCATTGAAAATATTGAAGGCGCAGGCGGAGCTATTGATCAGTACAAAGAATGGCAGTGCTCAGGCATCGGATATGACATCAATCCTGACGAATTAAGAAAAAGAGTTCTTATGGCAGGTGCGAATCGTGTCACAGTCAATGCTCCGGATTACATTGAACTGGGAGATACACAGGTGGCCAAATGCACAGGAGTGAGAGTTTCTCACATCACTAAAGAAAAATATTAGGAGGTAACGTAGATGAAATTCGATGACTTAGAATTTATAAAATTACTTCCTAAATTCATGAGAGAAGATGCGACCGACAAAGCACTTGCAAAAGCGGTCGGATCTGTTCTCAGCTCTGTATTTGAAAATACGGATACGATAAGAGCGTGGGATCAGTTCGAACAGCTTAATGAAAAGCAGTGTGATGAACTTGCTTGGGAGCTCGACGTTGACTGGTACGATTCAGACGGTATGACGCTTGATGAAAAACAGCAGACCTTAAAATATGCATCATCAGTAAAGATGAAGCGTGGTACAAAGCAGGCAATAGAGCAATTGCTAAACACCTACTTTGGGGAAGGTGAAGGATTCGTAGAAGAATGGTATCAATACGACGGACTGCCATTTACATTCAGAGCTTTAATCGAAAACACTGAAACAGAACCTGAAAGTTATGAAAAATTTATGTCTGTAATTGACGCAGCCAAAAATGAAAGATCTATACTTGAAGGATTGTATGTTTTATGGCAACAAGGGCTCGATGACGGCTACGCAGTAGAGACAGACATGAACTCGAAACTCGCTAAGTATGAGTTCACAAAATGCGGGACGGTATCAAGACCTGCAACAATCGGATTCAAGGTATCGGGGACAGCCGAAACAGAGCCCGATGTCAATCAAGCAGAATATAAAATTGAACCGACCGGAAAAACTATCTGTGGTACTGGAACAGTATCAGGAACCATAGGACAGGCGACAAAGGCAACAGTCACAGCCGCCAATACATTAATTGCAACATCATACAGTTTTATACACGCAGGAACTAAACGCTGCGGACAATAAAAGGAGGAATGTCTAGATGGCTTATTTTAGTAATGACTTCCTAGATGAGAGAAGGAAACAATGGCTGAGATCGATTCAGAAGATCCAAGTACAGGCAAACGGTGTCTGGTACGACGGCGATATTTCAAGAAAAATTGTCGATGGCGACAATTTGGTGATCGATGCTACATTCCCTCAGCTTGATACAATCGCGACGACTATCACAGCGTCTAGAATTATTGATATCAGAGGAACACAAGCTGCGTATCAACAGCGCACAATCAAAAAAGTAGCAAGTCAAGGCTCATTCATTAGAGTGACAATTCCACTCTATGAAGTAGAAAATTAGCAAGGAGGAAATGTCATGTATTCGAAAACAAAGTGGAAAGATGAAGTAAAAGATGCGTCGACAGGAGAGATCCTGCAGGAAGGAACACTCCAGAGCGCCGGAAACTTCAATAACATGGAAGAAGGTATCCTGGATACAGGAATCGCACTAAGCATGACGCTAAACACGCTAGGCAACATCGTAGCAGGCAGCGCTGTAGAATCACATACAGTAACACTCACAAACTCGCAGAGCTACCCTTTCAACAACTCGGCAAAGACGATTGCGCTAGACAATACGCGCTCTACAAATAACTACATCGTAGATGCAACCGTGATCAGTGCAACCGGACAGTCAGGAGACATCACGGTTTATGATAAGTTACTAAACGGATTCAAGGTTAAATTTGAAGGAAGCGCAACGAGCGTCACACTCAAACTAAATATCACAGGAGGAATGTAAAATGGCAACAAAAGCAAATCCTGTTCAGGTCGTAGAAGTCAACGACGGGACAAAAATCGACTGGGAACAGTCTGGAACTAAAATCTTCTTCGGCGACGATGAAATCATGGTAAACGTAGCAAAGTATCAAAAAGACGAACCTAACACAATTGATATCGTCATTGCTAGAGACGGCACTCTAGCAATCGGTGCAGATTCAGGAATCAGATATGCTGCACAAA